ATCACTATACAGCAGCACAGATGTTGATGTTTGGGGACGATTACAAAAAATACAAGAAAGAAATTGTAAACACTACTGATGAATTTTATGGCATGGTAGTACACAGGTTGCAATCAGACTATTTGTTTTACATGACGGCAGCATGGACAATGATTATTGTTATAAATTTAAGTTTAATTTTACTAGTAATGGTTATCAAACATAAAGAAATATTTGATAATAAACCAGTTAGAACAGTTGCCAAAAAAGCACCAGTAAAGAAACCAGTAGTAAAAAAAGTTAATAAGGAGAACAAATAATGCCAGAATCACGTTCAGAAAGAGAAGCACACATAAAAGATAGAGCCGGCTGGACTATCACAGTTATAGCAGCATTACTAGCAGTTAACACATACATAGCTAATGGGATTAGCAGTAGTGTATTAACTAACACAATTAAAGCTAATGATACTTGGAACTTTTACCAAGCAAAAAGTATCAAACAAACTATAGCAGAAAATGCTAGAGATGATGCACTTGCTCGTAAGGATAACAAAAAAGCACAAGAGTTAACTGCGAAAATTGATAGATACGAAAGTGATCCTATAAAGAATGAAGGTAAAAAAGAATTAATGTCTAAGGCTAAAGGCTTAGAAGCTGAAAGAGATGAAGCAAAAAAGCATAGTCCTTGGTTAACATTTTCCGGTTCAGTATTACAACTTAGCATCGTATTACTATCCGCGGCTATATTAGCAGTTAGTATGGGCATGTTCTACTCAAGTATCCTAGTTGGCTTAATTGGGGCTATATTAATGAGCCAAGGTATTTGGCTATGGGTACCTTTATAAAGTTATTTGCTAGCTTACTACTATTATTAACAATGGTAGTATCCAGTGAGGAAAATTCTAACGGCTTAAAAAAAGATGAAGTGTGGTTATGCGTTCGTTGGCAATGGACAACTACGCCAGTTGAAGGGAAAACTAATTGTGTTGAGTGGGCTAAAAAAGATTGTTCCAATAGATTGTATCCAGAAATATGTAAAAGGGGCGGGTAAATAATGGATCCGATTACCATTGGTCTTGCATTCACCGCAGCACAATCAGCAATTGGTCATATCAAACAAGCCATTGCCTTGGGTAAGGATGTCAATAGTATCATTGGGCAAGTAGGGCATTTCTTTGAAGCTGCTGACCAAGTTCATTTGGCTAGCATTAAAGCCAAACATAGTGCAATGGGTAAAACTGATGCTCAAATTGGTCGTCAAGCACTTGAGTTTGCTATGCGTAGTAATCAATTACGTGAGGATGAAAGAGCATTAAAGGACATGATTTATTGGCAACTTGGCAAACCTCAAATTTGGCAAGACATGATTGCTGAACGTACTAGATTATTAAAAGAAAAACGTGAAGGTGAAGAAGCCATAGCAAAAGCCAAACAAGCACATAAAGAAAAGATGGCTAAGTACTTTATGATCACTATGTATACTATAGCATTTGGTCTTGTTATTTCTGCTTTTGTGATGTTAGGTGTTCAGTTTTATAGTATGGCTGAACAGCAAAAAGAATTTGAGGCCGCACAAGCAAAAAATTTAAAGATTCGTAGAGAGCAACAATGGTTAAGAGAACAAGAACAAAAGAAACAAGTTGAAGCAGCCGCAAAAAATGGGGCTTAATGTCTATTTCTATCGTTTGACCAGTCTTTGAACATTACCCAAAATATCATAACCAATGGTACACACCCAAGTAGGAATAATAAATCGTTAAACGTGATGATTATATTGAAATACATCTATTATTTATAATTTTGGTAAAGTAATAAACTAACGATAAATATCATATGAAATACTTAACTATCCTTTTATTAAGTTTAACTTTACTTACCGCTCAGGCAAAAAGTCCCGAAGAAGTTGTAACTACAGAGATAACCTGTTATGATACTGATACACTATTCAAAACACTAAAAGAAACCTATTACGAATATCCAATCGCATTGGGTATGACTAATGATAAAGCTAATTCTACTATGTCAGTTTGGGTCAGTCCAAGAAATAAGTCTTGGACAATAACTGCTACAAAACAAGCTGTCAGTTGTATAATTGGGGCAGGAACAGCGTTTGAATTGGTACCGTACAAAAAAGAAACAACACTTTGAAAAAAACTATACTAGCATTTCTATTATATACTTCATTCTGTGCTATCGCACAACCCATACTAACGGCTCAATCTTGGTTAGTTGCAGATGATAATGGAATTATACTAGAAGGTTCCCATACAACTGATGTTCGTTCTATTGCTAGTATCACAAAACTAATGACAAGTATGGTTGTACTAGATAGTGGGCAATCATTAACTGAAACAATTCCCAAGAAGTTATATAATAGAACCTTCACTAGACAAGAATTACTTAATCTAGCCATAGTTAAATCAGATAACAATGCTGCTAAAATGTTATGTGAATACTATCCGGGTGGTATACTTAGATGTATTGAAGCAATGAACAACAAAGCAAACACATTAGGTATGTATCGTAGCAACTTTACTGATCCAACTGGTTTGCTCAATACTAATGTAAGCACCGCAGAAGATTTAATTAAGTTGGTAATGGCGGCAAAGAATTACACAAGTATTGTCAATGCTAGCAATACATCAACTATACAATGGCGAATCAATAAAAAGAAGTTTGCTATATTTCACAATACAAACACCCTAGTTGGTAAGGGTGTTGATTTCATTGTAAGCAAAACAGGATGGATCCGTGACAGTGGTGGCTGTATCGTTATGATGTTAAACGGAGATCAGGGAGTTAGAACTGTAGTATTACTAGGCAGCAAGAATACTAAAACACGTATACCAGAAGCATACATGGTATCTAAACTACATTAACGTCTTACAGGAATATAATCTACTCCTGCAACAGGAGTAAAGTCTTTAGTTAGATTATTGACCATATCTTCTCCATACTTCAATGTAAGCATACTGAAGTTTTGGTCATTATTTTCTTTCTTCATGGCAATCATCAAATATTGATACCATTTGGTTTTGTGTTCAGCATATTTCTTAACGATATTGTCAGATAATATATCGTCAAAGTTATTATTTTCACGGTAAAAAGTATAGTATTTCATTGTTTCCACATTATAAAAGTTGTATAGTCTTGTTCTTCTTCAAAGTAAAATTCATACATTCCACCATCACGTCCTGCAGGTACAACACAATCATATCTCCAATCACCAACACAATTACGCTGTAGCCAATCTATCATTGGTCTTAGTTTGCCATACTCAATAATGAGTTCAACTTTGAGTTTTGTATTTAGTAACACTAACACCACTACTTTCTAAGAATTCTATTCCTGCGGTATCTCTATAAGTATTACGATAATATAAACTATTGATGCCACTTTGATAGATTAGTTTAGCGCAGTTGATACACGGCGCATGAGTACAAAACATAGTTGCACCCTCGCTAGATTCTGTGCTTGCGGACACTTTAGCAATTGCGTTAGTTTCCGCATGTAATACTTCATCTTTTGTTTTCAAACGATATCGTCTAGCATATCCTAAATCAGGGTCTAGATCATCTTCTACGAAGGGCCATTGCTCGTAAATCTCTTCAGGAGATAGCCAAGCACCGGCGTCAATTCCCATGTACTCAAAACTTTCGCAATTATTATCCCATCCACTGGGCATACCATTGTATCCGGTAGCAAGGATTTTATTACCATTAACTATAACTGCGCCGACTTGTAATCGTTTAGCATAACTTAGTGTGCTGGTTAATTCAGCCACCTTCATGTAATAATTAATAAATTTTTGCTTCATTCTTTTTGCAAGTATTGAAGTTTATCTTTACGTTCAGCCCATAAAATAGCATCGGGCAATGCTGGTTTTATTTTTGTTATTACTGGCCATTTTTTCTGTAAACTTAACTCAGTATTAATACCTAACCATTTGTCAAATTCTTCTTGTGGAATGTCACCCTCAGCAAAGATAGCATCCACTGGGCATTCAGGGATACATACTCCACAATCAATACATTCATCTGGATTAATTGCTAGGAAGTTTGGTCCCTCAACAAAACAATCTACCGGGCATACTGTTACGCAATCTGTGTGCTTACAGTTAATACAACTCTCTGTTACTACGTGTGTCATTTTATATAAAATTTTCTGATATGTTCTTTTGCTGATTTGTTACTTAATATACTTAGCACATAATTGTATTGGTCATATTTTTCAAGAAATGTTTTACCTAACTTATTATTACCTTTGATTTCCTCAAACAAAAACCCCTTGCAAAAATCTTCAAATTCTTGTAGAGTTATGTAAAAATCTTTATCTTCTTTACCTAATATCTGTGATTCTAATTGTGTTGCTATTCTATCAAACATATCAATCCCACAAGCTACGATAATACTTACCAAACAATTCAAGACCTTCTTGTATTCGTTCTTCGTGCTTTAAATGTCCAACACTATCATACCAATGTTCAGTGGGATTCTTGTCTACCATTTGAAATGTATCTTCTACTTTACCTGTGATGGGATTGGGGAAAGTTTTATCAGTCTTGATCCAATCATACTTAGCTTCACCATGGTGATATTGGTCATCATATTCTCCCTTAAGCAATTGCTCAAAACTCCAGATCATTTTGTCTAGTGTTTCATCCCAACGTTCTAATCCATCTTTCCAAGCATCTTCATGTGTTTCTTGATAAAAGTCAAAACTATCTTGTGTTCCATTACTCTCGCCGCCAACATCAGCAAATTCGCTAGGTACACCATGCTTAACTGCTTTAAGCTGAAGCAGTGCCGGATAGATAATCAATGCTAAGGTGTGGTCTAGATTCCAAGTATCCCAATCTTCAATTTGAATATCAATTTTTCGTTTCCCACTAGACTTCTTTGGAAACTTGCCGATATTTAATTTCATATTGTAGTCCTAACTTCTCCATCAACAAACCAAAGTACTTCTTCATTATAACTTACGCCTACAACTCTGGCCTGATCCTTAGTAAGAAGTGCAAGTTCATCTAATGATTTACCCTGACCAATAAAGTTATTGGTAGTATGCTCGTAAAGATATAATAATCCGTTAATTTTCTCTACAAAACATTTCTTAACTTTAATTACTTCAGTTTTTTCTTCATCATCAAAATCTACCCCGGCTTCTTCTAATGTTTTGCGAATTTGATAGAAGATAACTTTATCCATTATCCACGCTCCCAATAGGAAAGCAAATACAAGATCCAAGAAATAAGTAAGAGAGTAATCCATAATATTATTTATTAATTTTCAAGTTAGACCATTGTTTCAATTTTTCAAACTTTTGTTTCTTTGCTTTACTGATACCGTTTTGGGTTACCCCAATCTTCATATCAACCAGCAATTCAACCATAGCGTATAGATCACCAATTTCTTCTTCAAGCATATTGACGTTTGTTCTATCTTTGCCTGGTTTCATTTGATCAGGCCCAAAACGAAAACATTTGCTAATTGCTTGAGTAACCTCAGCACATTCCTCTTGGAGGATTAGCAATACTTCTCTAGTTTGGTCGTTCATTTGTTGTTCCATGCTGCATTATTAAGTTCACCGACTACTTCTTCTAACGATTCAGTAACTTCCCAAGTGCCATGCGGAGGGCAGAAAATAAATGTTACGTTTTCTGTTTCACCAGTTTCACGGACAATATCTGAATTATGAATAGTAGCAATTAAATCCTTGTTAATTGCTAGGCGTTGCCCTTTGTGTGAGGGCGCACTGTTTGTTAATGTAATATACATAGTATTTCCTTTGTTTATTATAACACAATATTGATTATTCTACAAGTGAAAAAAGGGCGCAAAGCACCCTTTTTTCTTATCTCATGCTGAGATTAAACTAGTCCAGCTGCCAAGGCCTTGTAACCTGCTGCTACAACTTCGCGGCTAGGAGTACCCAAACGATACTTAGTGTAAGTCTCTCCAAGTTTGTTTGTACGCTTGTTAGCGTAGATTGCCATACCACTACGTAAGCGCAAATCGCTTACAGTAGCAGTTGGGTTAGCAATGCCAAAACGTTGGGTCATTTGCTTTGCGGTCAATTCTTGACCATTTTCAAGAGCCTCAATTAGGCGAGTTTGTTTAGTTGAAGTCATTTTGTTTTCCTTATTAAATGATTCATCGTTGTCACGATGTACAACAATTATACTATGTTTCTAACTGTTGTACAACATATATTGGGCAACTAGTTGTAATTAGATATCCAAAAACTTTACTTCAAACACATCGGCTTGAGCATCATGGCCCGCATAACCACGAGGATTGCAAACCACGCGGGTTTCACCAACCATGTAGTCAAAAGGATCATGCATGTGACCATGCGTCCAAAGTACAATTTGAGGATTATCTAATATCAGTTCGCTTAAGTCACTACGATAACCACCGTTCATTAAATACTCGTTTTTGTATTTCTCATGCGTACTCATTTCTGTAGGAGCATGATGACCAACAAATACAACCTTCTTATCTTTCAAGTCAGGCAATACTGCTTTCAAATAACCTACCGTTCGTTGATGGCGATGCATAGAATGAGCAGGACGCAACTTAGTAAAACCAAGTTCATCATTGCGAATGATTCTGTAATCATTCATCATATCACCTAATGCGTGTAATGTCAGTGGATCACCCTTATTACAGTCAGTCCACAATGTGGCACCAATGAATGTTACATCGTCAATCACCTTAAGTTCTTGCTCTAGGAAATAGATGTTTGGAAACTTACTATATTCATCACGCAGGTATTGAATACTTGCTTTCCAATTACCATGATAAAATTCGTGATTGCCTGCAACTACCACAACATGCGGGAATTGAAAACTACAGCGTTTCATAAAGTCACGGAAACGTTGTGCCGTTTCTTGTCTACGGCTAAGACTATCAACCATGACAGCAATTTTTATTTTTTCTTCGGGATGATTGTGCAGATCCTCGGCGACAAGAATATCGCCGGACAATATCAATACATCAGCATTCTCTGTATTCTGAATGTTGATGTCTGAAAATTCTAAGTGTAAATCACTACATAGTGCTATTTTCATCTTAATGCTTTTTTCATTTGTTTATCGTTTATATAAACATCATATGTATTTGGCCCAGTCTGATGTAATGCCAATAAATCTGATTGACTTATTGATGTACCTACAACACTAGCCTTTTTACCTACGGGGACATTTTTGTTTTCCTCGTGTGTAATATTTAGTTCCATTGGCTCTCCCATCTCATCCACTGCCATAGAATTCAATAGATAGTCATCTTCATCTAGTTCCATGATCAACCCACTTAGATACTTTTTATCGTGTGGGTTATGAACATCAAAAATCTCTAGCCCGTAATATTCTGGGAAGCGAGAAATCAATGTTGCGCCATTCTGTTTCAATTCTAGTATGCGATCAAAGCCGTTCATAATCTACTCCTAAGTAATTAAAATAGTAGTATATACTATACTTGATTTGTTGTCAACTCTGTTAAATGTTTACATGCTCCGCGAAAAGTATATCCAGGGCAACTGCATGACCTTTCTTCCGTGTCAATAGAATAGACCTGACCTTTGCTACCGGACACTTTGATAACTGTAGATTTTTCCTTTACTTTGAAAGGATTTGTTTTTAGTGGGGCAAACTTACGACCACGCTTGTCAATAGTCAATGGTGTTTTGAGATAGAGTGGCGTAGTAGAACCCTGCTTGATATACGCAAGTACCTTGGTACCATCAAGCAAGTATTTATGATTGGGCTGAATATCGCCCGACCATACTGTAGTTTCTATTACTGCTTCCATGATATAGTCAATCTGTTTAAAGTTAAATTATAACACCAAATTGATATGTTGTCAACTACTTTTTCCAGATATAGATTTTATCTTGTTTCTTTTTCTTCTTTTGCTGACCCAATTGTTGTAGTAAATCTTCTTCCATAAAACAAACGGGTAATCCATTTGCTACCGCAGCATCATACATTTTGGGACTGATATTAAAACAAACATGTCCGCCTATTTTAATATTATCAATACATTTCTGCCATAATGGAATAAAGAATTCTTTATAGAAGGCAGTATCACTATCCCATAGTTCCATATGTTCATAAATTTCTAAGTTAACATACGGAGGACTAGTCAATACAAAATCATAATCAATTTTAGAAAAGTCAACTTCTAAACAACTTTGCCAAAGCATTTTCAAATTGCTTGAATTGTTTTCTACAAATAACCCATTACCAAATTCATTAGCATCATTGCCCATAAACCGCATCATCTCATCATATGCGGGTTTCATTTCAGTATTAGTATCTATGCCGGTATAGTTGATACCTAATGCCCAAGCACCTAACATGCGGCCGCCCCAGCCTGCTGTAGGATCTAGTACACTTGTCGCATTATATTTTTTATATACATATTTTGCTGTAGTAGCTTTGAACATAACTACGCTACCTAAGTTTACTCTAAAACATTCAAAGATATTGCCGGCTGCTGTTCTGCCACCACGATTACGTTTACGTGTATTCTCCAACATCTTTCCCCATTGTGCCGGGTCGTTGTAGATATCGTAAATTGTTTTTTTAGTGTCCTCTCTTTTACATTTTAAGAGATTTTTAAACTGATGATGATACAAGAATTTATTGCCAAAGAAATTATTCGCATTTTCACCTGCGTCAAATTTTTTGAGGTTATCAAGGTCCTTCTTCAGTTCTTTAACCGAAAGGGTTTTATGAGTTTCGATATCCGATATCGTTACACTTTCTAAATTTTCGTTGATTGGTTTTAACGTCATCAATTATTTACCTAAGGCAAACTTCAAAGCATTTTTTTCGCACTTTGCCCGATCAGCATGGGTAAACCAATCTGTTTTTTCTGCCCCGCCTAATTGAAAATTTTGCGGACGATAGGCAATTTCCCAGCCTCTATTAGTATAGTCAGCGGCGGCTGTCAATGGCTTGTATTTCTCATATATTAATTCTAATTCGGCACTCATTGCCTTTCGTAATTCAATGATTTCATCACCAATTATATCTTGTCCTAACGCTATTGTAGTTTGATTAGCTTTCTCAGTAGACCAAACATAGATAGCACCCTTTTTTGGCAAGTTGTCATTCCACATTGGGCTTAATGCGCTTTCTGACGATTTGGCTTCAAGCCCAATAAATCTACCATCAAAATCTCTAATTAAAAAATCAGGGAAACTATGTGACCCTCCCGGCTGACAAATAAAACTTCCAAGTGGCATTATTTTAAATCGTTTCGTCAGTTCAGGTTTTCTTTTGTGTTCTTTGTCTGTGCGTTCCAATAAAAATGTATTTGGTTCAAATTCAGAAGCAATCCATTCGCTAGCCACTTCTTTGGTAAGAGAAGGGATAACATCTTTGGTCACTTCTTTAAAGCCCGCTTTAACTAGTCGATAACTTATTGCTGCTTCATGCCCGTTAAATGTTTTCCCACTACGTGAAGAATCATTCTTATAATAAGGCATAGCCTTAATACTAATCAAGGCTTGCTCTAATTGTTTACTCATATTATACTTCCTCTGTTAACTTAGCCAATTGCTCAGACAAGACATACAGTTGTCCGGGCACCATGCCGTCAACCTCATACGCAACACCAACATACCATACACCATCGTTCATAATGTAGTAGTACTCGTAATCATAATCCTTGCTCAGAAATTCATCATACGATTGATCCACAGTAAAGTCAACACCAGTCTCGTCACGATCACGACCGTAAAATGTAGTCATGTTGCCATATGCAGCCTCAAATTCGCCTTGTGTCATGTTACGCAATTCAGTAGGCAAATCAAACGGGCTGAACGGGTGCTTTTCGCCAATGTTCTCTTTCAGGCTAGAGATAAAACCTAGCGATACCAAATGATTTGCCTTAGCACTATCGTAGTGTGCTTGTAGAATCTTGCCGTTGTTTGACAGATAACCATCCCAATGACAGTAAACGCTTTTCAGCTTGTCACCATGCATAACACCAATTCGTGAACGTGTACCCATTTGTAAACTCCTGTAATTAACTGATTAAGACTCTATTATATACCCAAAGCCATTTATTGTCAACTATTAAGATCCAGTGTGCAACTCTAGGATTTCAGTATTTTTAGTATTTGGGGTGAAGGCTTCAATGAAAACATGATAATCACGGCTATCACGAATGACAGCATTAGCCGCAACATACAATGCGGCCCATGTAGAACCATTGATTTCAATCTGATATTCCTTACCATGATAGACCTTGTAAGAAACAATTTTAGCATCCTTGAACGGATGGGGTTCGCTGAGATTTTCAATCTCAAAGATAGACCAAATAGCACTCAATCCCAACTCCTCACGAACGGTCTCGTAGTAGTCAAATTTAGTGTCAAATTCTGTATCTGTCATAATCAAGTCCTTTAATTAACTGTCTAAGATTGTATTATATACCCAAATCCATTTATTGTCAACCTTTTTTCACCGGAATACAGACGAATTCCTTCTTCAAATCCATCTGAATTTGGATACTTTTTTCTAAATCTGGGTTGCGTTGATTGGGTATATTTAGTCTGGTGGCGTAGATTTCGTGGATAGCAAATTGACAACTAGGTAAATCATTATAAGTTCCTAGGAAGAATGTCAACGGAGCCTGAGCAACCACAACCATGTAAAGTAAATTGTACATTATACTAGGTCCACTTGAATTTGTTTGCCGCGAATAGTAGTTCCTAGTCCGGTGGGTACTGGTTTGCGTATTGCTTTTGCAAATTCCCGTTCGTTTGCCAACTGTTGTACTGCATCCCAGCACAATACGCGGGCGTTGACGGTAGCAAACATTTCGGTCATTTGCTGGATAGTCATATACATACCAATGTCATTTTCAGAGCCATCACCCTTAAAAATCACACGGAATTTTTGAGAATTTTTCAAGCCCTCAATGATAGTCTTTGTACGCATTTTGATGTCCTTTAATTAACTGTCTAAGATTGTATTATATACCCAAAACCATTTATTGTCAAGTAGCAGCCCTAAATAATCCACTAGCACAAATGGCGATTGAGACAACATTCACCAATATTTGGGGATTGTTACGTACACGCAACGCCCAAATTAGGAAGAAAATCGTTCCAAAAGTAAAAGCAATTATATTGTAAGGGTCCATATTTCCCATCGCATTAAGCAAATGTCCTGCGATAACAAATACGACCCCGCCCCATTGTAGTGTATCATTTTTAAGCATATTTGCATTATATACCCAAAACCATTTATTGTCAACCTCTGGGATTGTTTAATTCGTTTTCTATTTTATAGATAGGTTGAACACCCTTCATCAGTGAAGTTAAACTACTGGTAGACGGGTGCCAATATCGTTTTCTACTAGTTTTTGTGGGTTGCCAGTAATTCTTTTGAGTAATAGAATCAAGTAATCCTAAACTCTCAAACGAAACCGGTCCATCAAGATCCTTAATCTGTTTGCTTAAACTATATTCATATTGAAGGTCCTTAAGCGCATGACTTTCTGATTTGCCTCTTACAATTTGCGTTGTAGTGGTACCGTCGTGCCAGTATACCTTAATTAAATAGTCCATACTATTACGGGCGCTTTTTCAATACAGAATCCGCTAATCCATATTGTACCGCTTCAGTCGCACTCATAAAAAAGTCACGTTCCATATCTTTAGCTAGTTCCTCGTATGTCTTACCAACACTATTGTGGTCAACATAGATTTGAGTAAGACTCTTTTTCATAGCTAAAATTTCTTTAACTTGAATTTCCATGTCAGTAGCTTGACCACGTGCGCCACCTGAGGGCTGGTGAATCATATGTCGAGAATTTGGCAACATATAACGCTTACCTTTACTACCTGCTTGAGCAAGTAAACTACCCATTGAGCAAGCCTGACCCATAACGATAGTCATCACTTCGGGTTTAATAAATTGAATACAATCATAGATTGCCATACCAGCAGTTACACTACCGCCCGGGCTATTGATGTAAATAGAGATATCTTTCTCTCCTTCACTTTCTAAGTAAAGTAATTGAGCAACAACTAGATTTGCCATTTGATCATGTACTTCGCCCTCAAGCAAAATCACACGGTCACGCAACATGCGGCTGTAGATATCGTAACTACGCTCACCTTTGCTTGTTTGTTCTAAGACGATTGGTACTAGACTCATAAGTTTCCTTTTGTTAAAATGAGATAAATATATTATCAACTACTATTATATATGAGATATTACGAATTTACAACTCTTTTGGTCGAAAAGGCCCCGACAAATCCACAATTATCACAGGTTGTGGATAAAGCTACCATAATAGCTACCTTAAAAAATGCAGGATTTGAGGTTATAGATAAGGGTGGTGCAATAACTATTTTAGTTGATTTACCTGAAGGGGAGAAAATAGGTAACCAGCGTAATAAAGTGATGCAAAGTGCTTTAGAAATATTACAAAAACAATTTCCCGGAGCAAGTTATTCCGATGATAGACGATTTGGCAGTAAGGGAGGGATAATATTCCCAAACAGTACTAATTATGTTTTAGTTAAAGCTAAAAAAGACCAAGGTGGTGGTAGCAGTGGTAAATTAAATGAAATTAATTTAATAGAGATGCTCGGTGGTCTTATTGAAACTTACGGGCCAATCAATGTAACATTCATAGATAAACGCGGGACGAAACTTGGAATTAAAAATTGTACTAAGGTAACAGACGATAGTACAAAAATTGCTGGTAGGAAAAAAGCAGACGTAACATTATCAAGTTCTACTGGTTCTTTACCTATTAGTTTGAAGAAAGTAAACGCTCAACAATGGGAAAGTGCTGATAGTTTGTTTGGGTCAAGGGCTAAAGAAATTTTAGATAATTTACAAAAGCAAGGTGCTATTAAATTAAATGTTGTGAATAGCAGTACAGGAAAATACTATCAATTATCTAAAGAAATCGTTGTTGAACCTACACCAGAAGAAGCAATGAACGCTATATTTGGTAGTGATTTATTAAATAAGGGCGGAGTAGTAATTCAAACTTTTGAAGATGAACACTTTATAACCAAAGGTAATAATGTTATTATTCAATGCCAATACGTTATTAAATCTAAAGAAGATATACCTGAAGACCATTTAATGGTATGGCTCATTAGGAATGAGAAAAAAAGAAGTAATCCTCTACCAGGATTAAGAACAGTGGGCGTAACATTAACTCGTGGTATAGGAGCAACCGGTACAAAAAAAGTTATACTTGTTGACCGCAACGGCAATCTAATTCAGAACCCTAATGACAAGGATTAACTAATCCAATCTCTATTACGATAGGGTTTACCATATATTGCGTTTGGTAAATATCTCACAACCTTTTGCTTTACCCTTTTAATAATAGGATGCTCATGGTCGTGGTTGAATGCTTTAAGATACATTCTCCAACTATTGTGCCTTCTTCGTTTACCCGTTTGGTTCTCATTAAGATATTCAATTACTTTATCAGTATCGTTTTTGAATTTCCATAATAACTCACAGGCAATATTGAACCCATAAGCATCAATCTCATCAGGACATCCTAAATAAGTTTGTTCTTCTCTTTGTGCGGTTTTTTCTGCGGTACTATTATATGATGGCAGTTGTTTGAATTTTCTTCTACGGTATTGTCGCATATGAATCAGTTCGTGCATTATCGTGTTAGTTATACTAAGACAAGACCTATGAAAATTTCTTGTGGTAATCTTAATCGTATCTGCTTTACTCTTATAAACTAAAACCAATTCAATTGATTTTTGTTTTTCCTTATCTAACTCGCTGTAATATGCTCCGCCAATCCAAACACAATTATTATCTACCTGGCTATCTCCCCATTTTTTCAATTTAATTGGGATGTGATTTTTAATATGATTTCCTACTGTTCTGTGGAACTTTTCCGTAGACATTTCAGTATTGATTACTTTTGGATGTAATGTCCATAGATATTCGGTTAGTTGATACCGATTAATAGAAGACCAATCAAACTTAGATTTACGGATAGCCACGTTATTCTCCTGTTACAAAGTATTTATTCAGAAAAAAATTACAAATTTATTGCCCGATAGTAAATACTATGAAGGAGAAAATTATGATCAAATTTCTAAAAAGTCTACTCGGGATTGAATCCCCAGCCCCGGTAGCAACACCCGCGCCATTAGCTAACACAGTACCTTATAAGGTTCCAGAGCCAGCAGCTACAACACCGATTCCATTCGTTCCGGTAGTAGAAGCAGCACCGGTTGTAGTAACTGAAAAGGCTCCTGCTAAAGCTAAAGCACCCGCTAAGCCAAAGACAGCAAGGCCAGCAGCAGCTAAAGCACCAGCCAAGCCAAAAGCAGAAAAAGCGCCGGCAAAAGCTAAAGCACCGGCAACAAAAAAGCCTAAAATTAGCATCGCAAAATAAATGACTACGATAGGGTTTGACCTAATTAGTGATTTGAATCTAACCCCTGAGGATAGTTTCAATTGGGAAGGCAAAGCAACTAGTTTATACTGTATAATAGCAGGTAATATTAGTGATGACTTACGCACTATTAAACAAACCCTATCGCATTTATCTAAATTCTATCAGGGTATATTCTATACTCTAGGTTCACTTGAATATCACAATACAGGTGATGTGGCAAAAAGAACAGAAGAAATTCACAAAGTTTGTCGCACAGTTCAAAACTTAGCGATAATGCATCATCATGTGGTTATCATTGATGGTATCGCAATCATTGGCGCAAATGGTTGGTATGGTAATACAGTTTATGAAGATGAAACTGCCAGCATACTAGAAGTTCATCGCAATGAAGATATATTATATCTCAAAAATACAATAGACCGATTACAAAAACATTTGGATGTTAAACATATAGTAATCGTATCCAACTCAGTTCCCAGTATAGATTTATACTTTGGCGAACATCCAACTACGTTAGATACTCAACTTAATTTAAGTATAGCATTACTAGCTGATACAGAAACCAAAGTATCACATTGGATGTATGGCACATATGGAAAAGTAGTTGACACTAATATTAATGGTATCAACTACTTTAATAACAGTTGTTTCAAAAGAAACCCCTATTGGGCTAAACGTATAGAAATTACAGTTTAGGCCTCAGCTTCTACTTTTACCTGTAATGGGAAACCCTGACTACGTGCGTCAAGTGTAACTTCAATACCCTTTTGTTCAGCAATTTCATAGGGCAATACAGCAACAATCGCACTACCCTCTTCATGGATGTTATGTGTAATTGACTGTGCGGTATCTTGGTTGTAATTAAAGTAATCAATTAAACTACCTACAACAAATTCCATACTGGTAACATTATCATTGATATAAATGATTTTGTACAATGGAGGTTCTGCCAATGCTAGATTAGGTTTGATGCTGATTTTTGTTTCCGTTTTAGACATAGTAGTTATATTGTTAGTTATAAGAGTGTGTAGCCACTATGACTACACACTTGATGCTATTATACTATTTAGTATAGGTAATAGCAATAGACTTGGGTTTTTGTTCTTCAGGTATTTCACGCTTTAGGTGAACATTAAGAATACCCAATTCTAAATGAGCATTTTCAATCTCAACATGGTCAGCAAGTTTGAATTCACGACGGAAATCTCTTGCGCTAATCCCACGATGTAGATAATTAATCTCAGTTTCTTCTTCCTCCTTGATCGTGTTCTTACCTTCAATAATCAAAAAGTTTTTGTCTTTTGTTACTGAAAGATTATCAAGACCAAACCCAGCCACAGCCATACTAATCATATATTCATCGTCAGTAATCTGTACGACATTATATGGGGGATAGTTTGTGTTGGTTTGTTGTGAATGCATTCTGTGCAACTCATCAAACATAGTATCAAAACCG